CTTTAAGGGCAACGGTATGTTCCGCACCAACGGCAAGAACCTGTCGTCTGACATTACCATCACATCATCTGAGAACGCTAACGTAACAGGGCCATTGACTGTTGATAGTGGGGTAACACTCACTGTTGAAAGCGGTGGTACATTGGTGACGCTATGAGTACGTTAAAGGCAGATACAATCCAGAACACATCTGGCGGTGCGGCTACGCTGACTAAGCAAGAGGGTGCTAAATTAAGGTGTAGGTACAACCAAGCAACTGCATCTTTAGAATCTGGCGATTTAAATGTGTCAAGCATAAGTGACGATTCTACAGGATTGTTTACAGTTTCAATCACATCAGCTATGGACGATGCTTTGTACTCTGTGTCTGGTTACGGAGGAGAACACGGCAACTCAAACGATGCTACTTTCCTCACAAAGAAATCATTGCAGAGTGATTACAGTACCACTGCCGTTCCTGTGTGTACTTTTACCTCTAATGGTAATCACGTTGATAGTGAAAGAAACAGCACTGTAGTTTTTGGAGACCTAGCATGAGTGAGATTATTACAAACAAACTCACTGGCAAGACTGCGGCTGGGAATGTGACGATTACCTCTGAGGGCGGGGCGGCTACGATGCAACTGCAACAGGGGGTGATTAAGGTCTGGGCAGATTATTCGGGTGGGGGTACGCCTGTTGCAGAAGATAGTCTAAATTGCAGTTCAATTACAGATGTGTCTACCGGAAGAAAAAACCAAGCGTTTACCAACAACATGAGCAGTGCAAACTTTTTTGTTATAGATGGAATGATAGCAGATGGAAACTCTGGTACTGCTAGAGGCGGTGCAAGTCATCACTTCTATACACAGGCATCTAGTTCAATAGAATATGCTGCAATGTACGGTGCTGACCCCAATTCTAATGGTAATTTCACAGATAGTCATTTAGTTGATGGATGTGGCGTAGCAGGAGACCTAGCATAATGGCTGGCAAGATTATAGCAGATACGCTGGAACACAGCACCGCAGGGTCAGTGACCACGGACTATGTTGTTAATGGTAGTGCGAAGGCTTTTGGTGCGTTTGACCAAAGAGGCTCAAAAATCTCTGCTAACACTGCTGGTGACACATTTAATGTGAGCAGTTTTTCTGACGTAAGTACAGGAATTTTTACAACTTCATTAAGCAGTAGCCTGTCTAGCACAGAGTATAGTGCAGTAACAAATGTTCATTATACAGGCTTAGATAGCGATGCTAGGTACTCACGATTTTCCGCAGCTTCTAATTATGCCGCTGGCTCTGAATTTCAAGGCACACATCTCTGGGATAGACTGTGCTGGGCAAAGGAAAACCTTGAAGCCTATCAGTCAGACTACCGCGTTGTCTATGAGGACAGCATTGATGAGTGCGCTAAGATACTTGTGCCGGACCCGAACTGGATGGCTTGCGCTTTGCAGGGCGGTATCCTGCCGCCAGTGTGGGTGTATCACGAACTGGCTAAAGACGAAGCCGAGCCGGACTTTAAGAAGCATACCCGTGGCTATCTGTTGCATGAGACTGAGCCTATGCCAGCCATGACAGAAGAAGAAGCTATTGAGTACCTGATTATGAAAGATTGTCCTCAGTCTGTTTGGCAGACTTGGGATGAGGGCAACCGCCCAAAGATGGTTATCTGTACTAAGCAACAGCTACCATCAACCCGTGAATGGAGAAACGCTTGGCGTATCTCTGATGACCTAACTGTAGCCGCATAGGAGAAAACAATGGCAGTTACAACTTACATCGTGGATAAGGACGGAAATCAGATTGATGCGTCAACTGCTACCGTCCCCGCAAACCGTGACTTTCGTGGTGCATGGAGCCTGTCGGGTTCTGTCATTTCTGAAGACATGGACAAGGCAAAGGAAATCTTCAAGGACAAAATCCGTGAGGTACGCAAGCCTTTGCTTGAAGAAAAAGACGTGGAACTGATGAAGGCACTGGAAGCTGGCACTAGCACAACTGCTATTGCGGCGGATAAAGATGCCCTGCGTGATGCAACAGATGACGCAGCAATCACAAACGCAACAGACATTGCTGGTCTGAAGGCGGCTTGGGATACATCAGTTCTGGGCGACAGCCCATACTAAGGAGATAGGTTATGGCACTGACACAGATTGTAAATGATGGCTTGGGTGCAAGCCTTACAGCTACGTCTGATGGCGGTGCTGTAACCACCTCTGTCCAGCAAGGGCTATTAAAAAGTTTTGTTACTTTTGACAGCAGTACCGCAGTGCAGGACAGCTTCAATATTGCATCATTAACTGACAACGGTACAGGCGATACAAGTCAGACCATTACTAATGCCATGTCTAACACAGACTACGGCTGTGAAATAACGACAGGCAGAGACACAGGTTCAGGCGCAAGAAGCTACTCCTCAACGATGACTGACGGCAAAAGCACCACAGTCCAGCGTATGCAGAACATGGATGGCAGAAGCACCGCAAGTGCGCCTGCCAGAATAGATAATCCATTTACTGTTGCGGTTAATGTAGGAGACCTTGCGTAATGGCATACATAGGTAAATCATCCAGCTTTGCGGTACGCAATCGCTACCTGTTCCAAGCTACTGCCAGCCAGACCAGCTTCACCGGCTCTGACGCTGATGCTAAGACGCTGACCTATTCTGACAGCCTGTATATGGATGTGTACCAGAACGGGGTTCTGCTGAAGCCTGGCACAGACTACGCCGCCACGACCGGCACTAGCGTTGTGCTGACCACAGGGGCTACCGTCAACGATGTTATCGAGATGGTGGTCTATGATACCTTCGGCGTGGCTGAGACCTACACCAAGACTGAGAGCGATACCCGCTATCCATTCAAAGGCAACAACAGCATCATCCGCTTGAATGGTCAGACTATCTCTGCTGACATCACGATTGATAGCGATGAGAACGGTGTCAGTGCTGGGCCTATTACTCAAGACGCAACCGTGACTGTAAACGGTTATTGGAGCATCGTATGACCAGTCAGCTTAACGTAGATACCATTGTAGATAAGGTAGGCACTGGCGGCACTAACATTACTGTTGGCAATGACGCTACATATATTTCTGACGGTGGTACAAAATCACAAAATCTTGTGCAGGGGGTGGCTAAGTGCTGGCACTCTATGGACGGCACAGGGACTGTTGCAACATTTGACAGCCTGAATGTGGCATCAATTCACGACTCTGGAACTGGAAATTACGGACGCACTTTTACAAATCCATTCAGCAATGATGATTATTCGTCTACAACATCTGCTTCATATGCCAGTGGCGGTGTGAAGTGTTGTTCTATGGACAGCACAGATAGTACCAACAGAAGCGGTGGAAGCACACGGTACAACAACAGAACTTTCAATACAGGTGGAAGTGATACTGATGCCGAATGGATTAACGCTACCTGTCACGGAGACCTTGCGTAATGGCTAGTATTCTTAAAGTAGATGACTTGCGTGGCAACACATCGGCTGGTGACATTACGATTACCAAAAACTCTGTGACGTATTCTTTGCAGGATGTTTTGCCGCACACTTACACCCTTTACGACCATCAAAACACAGCGATTGATTTGAGCCTGAACGTGTCTTCGGTCACAGACGAATCAACCGGCAATTTTTACTTGAACATAGCCACCGCCACCGCCACCCTAAAAGAATATATTTCGCACTTTAGCGCAGAAGACTGGTACAGCAACGGTGGTACATCTAACAGTGTTCGGCACAGCACTACGACCAGCACCACAAAGCTGTATTACAGGCATTTTGAAAATGGTAGCGCAAGAGATACCCAATACAACCATGTCACGGTAATGGGAGACTTAGCATAATGGCAAGCGAACTGAGAGTAGATACCCTGAAGGATAGCAGTGGCAGTAACTCTGTTGGCATGAGTTATGTGGCAAGCGGTAGTGCGAAGTTTTGGATTATGTTTAATGGTACTGGTACGCCAGCGGCTGACGATTCGTTCAATGCGGCATCTATTACAGACAACGGAACAGGTCTTTACGACCACAATTTAACAAATAGCATGGGTAGTGCTAATTATGCAAAAACATACGGTGGAACTGCAACATCTGCAGACAGCCACATAAAACACTACGGGTCCATTGAAGAATCTTCAACATCTTCTGTTTTAAAAACACACAGCTTTCATAACAGCACAGGCGCACATTCGGATGAGCCAGACTATTGTGCCACAATCCACGGAGACCTAGCATGACCTCAATTATCAAGGTTGATAATATACAGAACTCCTCTGGTACATCGGCAATGACGATTGCTTCTAACGGGTTTGTTATTCCCCCTGCTGGCGGTATTATCCAGATACAGTACACACAAGTAAGCTCTTTCTTTAATTCAGACAATATGGGTGTATACGCAACGGGCACTGATGTTACGCCAATGAATGTGTCCATCACTCCCGTATCAACAGACAGCAAAGTAAAGATTGATGTGTCTATGATGGGTGAGTTTAATAGCATTTTGTTTCGCCTCATATCCAAGGAGACCTAGCATGAACCAGAACGAGATACCATTGGTAGCTGGTGGCCTGTCTGCCCCATGGTGGGTTGGTGCTATCAATGAATGGCTGGGGCTGGTTGCAGTTACCCTGACTATTGCCGTGCTTGTGCGTAATCTTTGGAAGGGGCGGAAGGACTGACCGATGCTTGCGGAGATAGCCGCCGCCAATGCTGCGATAGCGGTTATCCGTACTGCGCTGAACAACGGCAAGGATATACTAGACTGCGGCAAACAGGTGAATGACTTTGTGAATGCAAAGGCAGAGCTTGAGGTAAAGGCATCAAAGCAAAAGCGCAGCGTCTTCAAAAGCGGCACACTGGACGGGTTTCTTGAGCTTGAACGCATCAAGAAGCAAGAGAACCAGCTGCGCGAAATGATGCAGCTATACGGTCGCGCTGGGATGTATGACGATTGGGTCAAGTATCAGGCACAGTGTCGCCGGGAACGCCTCGCCGCTATCGAAGCACGGCGCAGGCGTAACAAACAAATTATGGAAATTATTATAATAATCGTTTTAATATGTGTGGGGCTGGCTGGCCTTGCGCTGCTGTTCTGGTGGGCAATGCTGTTGAAAAGTATGTAAGGGGTCCGGGTGTCGGGGGAGACAAGGACAGGTCTGATAGGTGAGCATGTAGCCTGCGCGGCATTGTTGTCGATGCCGGGTGTGGATGGTGCAGCCTTGGCGCAACAGGATAAGATTGACCTTGTGGCGTGGGACTATCTGGGGTTCATACGCATACAGGTGAAGAGCGGCAAGCTGCGCAGCGAGGGCGGACGCCAGCCCACATATCATTTTAACTGCGGCACGGGCCTGCGCAAAAAGATGCCGCAACGCGGGGAGTATGATATACTGGCAAACGTGGCGATAGAAAAACGCCGGGTTGTCTTTACCGCGCTGGAAGATTTAAAGGTCGTCAGCAAGCGCATCAACCCGAAGGTGTTTGACGACCCGGAGATAGAGATTAGTTCGTGGGCAAGGGCCATAGCGATTGTGAGAGGTGAGTTATGAACTGGGACCAATACCCAAACTTTTCAGAAGATGAGTTTAGATGCAGCCACACTGGTGAGTGTGACATGGATGAGGATTTTATGGACGCGCTGCAAACACTGCGCACCATGTACGACCGGCCCATGACAATCACCAGCGGGTACCGGCACCCTACTCACCCGATTGAGGCGAAGAAGGCAAAGCCCGGTGCGCACAGTACAGGCATGGCGGCAGACATTGCGTGTGACGGACAGGCCGCGCATGAAATATTGCAGATTGCATTTGAGATAGGTTTCACCGGCATCGGTGTGAAGCAGAAGGGCAGGGGCCGGTTCATCCACCTTGACATGCTGGAAGAACAGCCCCGCCCTAACGTATGGAGTTATTAAGATGATAGGAATACTGGCAAAGATACTCGGTTCTGGTGATGTCGTTAAGAAGGGCATGGAGCTGATTGACGATATGCACACCAGCACAGAGGAAGAGGTTGCAGTTAAGGCGAAGGCCAAGACAGAACTGCTTGCGGCTTACGCGCCATTCAAGATTGCACAACGGATGCTGGCCTTCATGTTCGGGTTCACCTATGTCATCTGCTTTGCAATCGTGCTGGGCATGACGCTATCCGGCAAAGGCAGCCCGGACGATGTGACTAAGGTGATGGACCAGTTCAGCATCAACTATGCCATGCTGCTGATACTGGGCTTCTACTTTGGCGGTGGTGCTGTCGAAGGGCTGATGGAAAAGCGCAAAAAGTAAGGGGGCTATTCGCCCCCTTCCCCTATGATTTCGATGCTGTACGGCATTCCGTAGATTTTTCGCAACACACCCCGGTCACACATCTTCTGGATGTGTCGGTGCATAACGGGCCTAGAAACGCCCAGAGCTTCTGCAAGCTCCCTTTGGGTAGGTGAGTAACCACGACCCGCAGAGATGCTCTGTATGGCCGTCAGAATGCGATGCTGCGCTGGTGTAATCGGTCTCATTCGCCCAGCACCTTCACGGTCAGAGTGTTCTGCCGCACACTGGTGGCAGGCTTTGCCGGGACAACCTTCTCAGGTTGTGCGCGGCTTTTCCTCATAGGCCATTTGACGATGATGCGCTTGCCGTCATACTCAGTCTGCGCCTCTTCGTGGTTACCCATGTATTCCTTGATGACGGTCTCGCTGTATTTAATAACGTCATCGGCCTCGCTCTTGGCGCGTTTCGCTTCGACCAGTGCTTCGATGGCCTCTTGCACGTCAGGCGTGTTCACGTCCAGAGGCGGTGCGCCCGTGTCCACATCGCTGAATGCTACGTTGCCGTCTTCCGGGTTAATTATCGGATACCAATCTTTGCTTGACCGGCGCAGTTCAAAGTCACGAATGCTGTCGCTGATGTTATCTCGCGCCAGCTCATCAAGGCGATACACAAACACGCGCAGGGTGCTGCCCCGGTAAAGCACAGCAACCGCGCCATACTTTGCACCGTGGCACATCATCTGTGCCTGCAACTGCATCGGGCCGCGCCATGGTGGCGGCACGTCTTCGGGGGCAGCTTGTGTTGACTTGGCCTCAAGCGCAAAGTCTTCATCGCCGGGAACGCTGTCGCAGTTCATAAGATAAATGCCTTTGGCTGGGTCTGCCTTTATCTCGTTGCCGGTCCTGCCCAGCCCGTCCAGTGACGCGGCAAGGCGCAGCGTGTCGTGAAAGAATGGTTCAGTGATGTCCGTGTCCCATTCTGCAAGGTGCAGTCTGCGACCGGCCTCGTTGAGAATAAGCGGCTCAAGTGTGTTGCCCCATTCCGTCAGCTCGTTGCCTTCCCATGCGTCAGGCTCTTTGCCTTCATCGCGGTTTATCATTTCAGCCAGCAGTTCGTTCTGCGTGGCGTAAGGTGACAGGCCGAGCAACTGCGGGATGCGAGATGCGCTGACCATGTTATCGGGTGTAAGTTTACCTACCATAATTTTTCTCCTAATTTCCCATGTAATGAATGAAGGCCCACCATGTATATTCTGGGCCGATGATGTTGAACCAGCCTGCTATCGACAGGCTGATTACTGCGTAAAGAAAAAGCGTGATTGCTGGTTGCATGGTTGTCCCCTTATGCGTTGATTAAGTTGCGGACGCTGGATGCGTACCATTTACCGCCCATTGCGGTTGGTATCTGCGCCTCGTTCAGCGCGGATGCGATAGCGCGTAGGCTCTGGCCTGCTGCGCGTAATGCTGTGATGACCGGCATGGCCTGCGGTGCAACCTTCGCGGTTGCGTCTTTGCGTAGGCCAGCGGTGGCGGCACCGCCCTTGCTGGGGTCAGGTGAACCCAAGCGGGTGCCTCTGCGTTTGGCTGCGGCTAACGCCGCCTTGGTGCGTTCAGATATGCGCCTGCCTTCCCATTCGGCAAACACCGCCGCCATTTGTAGGAAGGTGCGGTCTGCGTCTGGCATGTCAGCGCAGACGATTGGCACCCCGGCCTCAAGCAAGCCGGTGATGAAATGCACGTTACGCGCCAGCCGGTCAATCTTTGCGATGAGCAGGGTTGCGCCTGTCTCTTTAGCGTGGGCCAGCGCACGGGCCAGCTCTGGCCTGTCGTTGCGCTTGCCGCTTTCGATTTCTGTGTACTCAGCGATGATGTCATAGCCCTGCACCGCGTGTTGCTGGGCCTCAATGCCAAGGCCGCTGAGACCTTGGCGTTGTGTTGATGAACGATAATAAGCGATGTACTGCATTATGCTGCCGCCTTTTTTTCTTTGAGAACTGCCCATCCCCTTTCGATGTCTTTTTCAAGCCCACGGATATGATAGAACAGTTCACTGCGTGTGTACCTTTTGGGCTTGTGTGCAGCCTTTCTGAGCCACTTGGCATGATAGTTGCCAAATCTTCCATAAAGAATCTCACAGCCGCTGAAAAATATATCACCATGAAAAAAGTCATCACACTTTGGCATTTTGTTTATTAGCCCGTTTGGGTTGTACAAATGAAAAAGAACTATGTCATCTTTCTTCATGCCGTAAGTGTTTGGCGCTGTCTTGAAAATGTAATCTACATCAGGATGGCTCAACATAACTTAACTCCCTTTTGGTTAATTACCTGACGATTATCGCCCTGTTACCCTATTATATATATCACATTGATATACGTTACAAGGGGTAGATAGCAAAAAAATATCGGAATGATACAATGAGCAAGACAAAACCTACACTTTTAAGGCTGCGGCAGGAGACTGTTGACAAGCTGAAACTGTGTCTGACGCAATCAGCGCACCGCAGTATGGCGTCACTGGCTGACGAAATACTGAACACGGAGCTGACTAAGCGGCTGGCGCAGTACAATGACGCACTGGAGCTGATGATTGAGGACATGCGCCGTGGTCAACAGCCGTAACAAAGGCGCATCGTTTGAACGCGATGTGAAGAACCGCCTGTTTGATGCGCTGGGCATGGAGTTCCGCCGGGTGCTGGACCAATGGGCCGAGGCCGGGTTGCCTGACTTGGTGTGCGAAGATGATGCGTTCCCGTTTGTAATCGAATGCAAGCGTTACAAATCAGGCAGCACGTTTGCGAACCCGGCACACTGGGAGCAAGTGTGTACTGCGGCAACAAAGGCCGCGAAGATACCGGCCCTAGTGTATAAGTATGACCGCCTGCCGGAACGCTGGCGCATACCGATTGAGGCGTTGGCAATGCTGTCGAACTATGACCCGGCAGGTGACAGGGCTGAGACATACAGCTGGGCGTATGCCTGCGAAATGTCGTTTGATGATTTTTGTATGGTGGCAAGGGAGTTGATGTGTGATGGACGCGGGTGAAATGACAGTAGAGCAGTTTGCGGCGCATTTGAAGACGGCGCGGGACAGGCTGATTAACTTTGAACACGGTGAACCGGGCAAGAATAACCGTTCTTACATCAACAAGAACAGCGGCAGCCTGTTCACCAGCGCATCAGTTAAGGTCGCGATGCGGCGGCGCATGGCAAAGTATAAGAATGACCGTTAATTTCAACAGCACATTCAGCCACGACCTTGAGGTTGGGCAGCTTGCAGAACAATGGCTGGGTGAGGTGTTGACCGGCAAGCGCATCGAGGTAAAGCGCGACAAGAAGGCATCACAGACCGGCAACCTGTTCATCGAATACATGAGCCGGGGCCAAAAGTCAGGCATCAGCACAACCAACGCAGAGTTCTGGGCGTTTGTGCTTGACGAACAGAAGGTTATTATTGCACCTACGCAGACGGTTAAAGAACTGGCGCGTGTTGCAGTCAGGGAAAACAGAGTTATATCGGGGGGCGACCAACTCACCAGCAAAGGCGCACTGGTCAGGCTCACCGATTTGATATCGCCCAGAGGGTGATGCGCGGCAGACGCTATCTGTCAGTTCAATGTGAAAAGGTAAATGTAAAATGGGTTTAGGATTAGCAACAGAAGGCGGCGGCGGTGGCAACATCGTGCCTATCATCAAGTTTGACGCGAAGGCGGGGGACTTTATCCGTGTTGA